CAGCGATATGTTTAACTTCTTTCTTATCCATATTTACTCCTAGCTAGTTGTTACTGTTACCGTACCCAGTGCTACTGTTTGTACCAAATCGTTTGGTGTTAGTCCAGCATCTGGGCCTCTTGCGCCACCGACTGGGTTCCACCCCCATTGTATTACCCGACTACCCAACTCAGGACTACCAAAACCATCAGGCCCAACTCCTGTCAAATTTAGTTGTAAACCGCTTTGTCCTGAGACTTGATAGCTAACGTCTGGACGAGGCTCACGAACAGCCTGTGGATCATTAACAGGATACATCCCCAATTGTAACTGCGGATGGTCTGGATCCCAACAGGTTTTGCATACTTTGACACGATACGGCTTGGTCTTAAGAGTCTGAATCCTAAGCTCTTTAAGTTTATACCGTTGCGCACATCTGTCGCACTCGGCAATCGCATATTTTCCAGAGGCAAACTTATTTGGCATGACATTTTAATTGGAATAATAAAGGTTGCGTGGCACAAATCGAATAGCGGCTTTTTCCCGATCTTCGGTAGAAGCAAAGTCCCACTGTTGCTCATAATCGGCTTTTAAAAGGGCTATACGGTTATCAGGAACACCGGGTAGCTTCATGCTAAGGTGATAGGCTAAACCAGCCGCCATGCAGTTTATAAAGCGAAATGGGATGTCTTGGGTGCGAACACCATTACCAGCGTCCTGAATACGGCGCATACGGTAATAAACCAAGGTATATTGACTGCCAGGTGGATTTGGAGTCGGCCATACATTAACAGATGGTAGTTGATTATTGTAGACATCTACCCCGTTTAAGTGAGTTGTAGCCGTCGTACCGTTTTGTCCACGCCAAGCGTTGAGAATTTGGTTGTTTACGATATTTTGATAACCAATGGTCTCATTACCAATATTGACAAATCCTTGTGTTGGAAGATTTGAGGCGTTGGTAAGTGTAATAGTGGTCTGATCTGTGGTGGTAATTGCCGCCGCTAAAGTTGTTTGCGGTATGGTTGCTACGCCACCGCTTTGGCGGTTAATCCACATCTGAATAGGGCGCCCAGTCGTATTCTTATTCGGAATCGTAATGTAAGTAGATTCACTAATACGGCTTAAGTTGATATCAATTTGATTAGATGAGCTGCCGTTATTAGTGCGGGTTACGGCGTCCAAAATGTCTATGGTATCTACTGGTAATGGGTAGATAGCCTGACCAGTATTCATTGGAATCTGACCTTGCTCAATTGTCCAAAGATTAATACCGCGGTTTGCCCACTCAATCGTTAGTAGATTAAGGGAACGGCGGGCAGTTCTAAAGTCGTATCCAGACCGCAATTCCATCCCGCATCTCTCGAAGGCTTCTTCGATGAGATCATTCATGTCTAGATTAAAGGTACTGGTTCCAGTAGTACTCATTTATCTGCCTTTTTCTTTCTGACAGTGATTTTGGCTGCGGTCTTTTTAACCGCGGGTTTACGCTTACGCTGTGCCTTGATAGGCGCAGTCGGCATTTCCGCTGGTCTAAATAAGTCCAAAATCCATGTAATTATAAAGTTCACTTGATACCTTTTAGGGTGTGAATTTCTTCCCGCAGGCGATGGATTTCAGCATCACGCTCGTCTAATTTCTTAATTAATCCAGCGGATAAAGACTGAAGCATGGCTTCGTGTCCTACACGCTCTTCGTGATCTCGCACCATTGCGCGAAATAAACGCTCTGATGCCTCAATCTGTTGTTCCATAAAGTCTTTCATAGCATTCTCCTCTCTAAATTTGCCTGTAAGCCTTAGTCTTCTGTTTAATACTCTTTGGCTGGGCAACAAACTGCTTGCCTTTCGCCTTACCAGCGCGCTTTGCCCTAGTGGTTGCCGCGTATTCTTGCGGACTTAATGCCTTAATTGCCTTTTCTGGCAGATAGCGCTCTCCTGTTTTAGAGGACGGTTTACCAGACTTTGTGCGCCATTTCTGCTCACCCCAAGCCTTTAAACTTTGTTGGGATTTGGCTAAAGCCATTACTTGTAGCCTCCACCTGCGGCCTTATACTTCTTAGCCACTAACTGAGCTTTGCGGGCTGACCATTGTCCAGCACCAGTTCCGTGAGTTGCGGCGGCCTTTACTTGAGCCACAATCCGTTTACGTAATCCAGGCTTTGTATAGTTTCCAGCAGCATTAACACTACCGCCTTTCTTATACATATCTACGGCATCAGGGTTATCTTTCCGCTGGATGACCTTTTTCTTGGGCATCTTAGAGGGATTAATGTCTCCCATACCGCGACTAGCTCTCATACAATTCGTCCTTTGGTTTTACCGCGAATAGCACATCCATCAGCACGAGCAGAAGCAGATCCGCCTTTTTTAAAAGGAAGAACGCTCTTGACCTTTTCTTTGATTTTGCGGGCGCCTTCTAACAGGCGTTTGTCCCGCTCTTCCAAACGGCGTTGAGCGTCAGACTGTTCCTTCTCATAGGACTCATAACCCTTTTGGGCTTTCTGAGTTTCTTCGTCTACTACTCTGCCTTCGTCGTCTACTTGTTTAGTAGCCATGATTAGCAGTATCCGCCTTTTTTCATCGTAATATGACGAGCTTTGGTTTTGCCTTTTTTAGCAATACCGTCGGCAGTCTTATGACCAGCAGCTAATCCGCCACCTGCCATTTTCTTAGCTTTACCGCCATACTTCATGCCCTTGGCTTCAGCCATTTCGTGCTTAACCATTGATTTTGGTGCGCCAGCTTTTTTCATAAAACCAATCTCCTTTTTAACCATTGCTTTAGATTCTTTCATAACTCCACCTTTCTTTGCATAACCCATTTTATTACGGACATCTTCTGGTAATTTTGCTAAACCAGGATTCTTTTCTGTATCAACTTCTTTTAGACTACCACCAGCAGACATACGCTTAGATAATCCAGCCTCACTTAGTCCAATTGCAATTGCTTGCTTTGGGTTTGTGACCTTTTGACCTGACGAAGATTTTAGTTCGCCAGACTTAAACTCTCGCATTACTTTACGTACTTTAGCTTGTGGTTTCATTATCCTCTCCTGCTTAGTTCATCTATCTTAGCTTCTAGACGACTAATACCAGCGTCAAAGCGTTCCATAATTTTTTCCATATCCCGATGCACTTCTGCACGTGTAATATGGTCTCTAGCCACTTCCTCGCGCGTTCTGTTTAGCAGAATACCGAGTCGGTCTAATTCGTCAAACCTACCTTTTAGCATAAATCCCATCACCGCCACTACCGCTGAAAGGATAATGTTCCATATCATCATTTCCATTTAAGAGCAGTTCCATCGTTTTAAGGATGCAGCCTTTCTAGTAGGGCGCCCTTTTTCATCTTTCATCGGCCCAGGCATTCCAGACATACGGGCGCAAAACGACTTGCGTCGAGCGGCGTCTTTTTTTGTCTTGGGATTAGGTGCTGGGGCTTTAAGATTGCTTCCAGTTGCGGCGTTATATTTGGCTCTGCCTTTGGCAGTCAAGCCCGCCCCTTTGGAAACAGGCAATTTCTCACCTTTTCCAATAGATAGGGATGGGCCTTGTTTCTTAGCCATAGAACACCACAGCAGTAGCGTTTACGCAGTTGGCATACACATTAGATTCACAGCGGATACCTTCGCCAGGAATAATAATATGTACAGTTCCAGCGGCTGCGGGAGCTGTAAAGTTAAACTTTTCAGTTCCACCAGATCCGCCGTCTTTAAACACTAATGTTCCGCCTGAAGCATAACTTACGGTTACGCCCTTAATACGAGCTGGGCCAGCATAAGCTACGTTGGCTTGTGCATTCGCTAAAGATAGCGCTTTTACGTCATATTGCATAGCCATGTTGGCCTCCTATTAGACGTTTTCTGCGCCAGTATCAGCTACGAAATAACGAATAATTCCAGAGCAGTTGCCAGATGCAGAGCTATTAGCAGCGGTAGTTACAACGACTAAATTGGTTGCGTTAGCTGCGTTGCCTAAAGAAGCACCGCCAGTAGCAGCACCAATAGCTACGTTGATACGGGAACCGATAGCACCGTTAACCAATAAACCAGTAGGAACATTAGTACCAGTAGTGGTGGTTTGACCAGGACCAACGCCGATTAGTGGGGTAAACCCTAAGTCAATGTTACCAGTGCCAGTTTCAGTAATAGAAACATCGGTAACGACTGCGCCAGCTGGGAGGATTAGAGCCTCAGTGCCAGTTGAATTAGTTACGTTTGCAGAAGCTGCACAGTTAGAAATAAAGAATTGGGCTGCCATAACCATGGAGCCAGCAGTTGCAGTACGCGTTTGATCTCCACCTGTGGAGCGCCATACGGCTGAGGTAGTTGCTAAAGTCATAAATTGTCCTTCGTACAAAGATCAGCTTGCCAGTTGTGTACGCATCTGCTGGAAATCAGTCTGACAAACCATTTAATCCAGTAACACCTTTATACACCTGTTTTATTAAATGTGCAACAAATAAGCAAAAAAAATCCCCGCGGGGAGCGGGGATCCAAACCCAGAGGAGTAGGTTTGATTAGGCGCCTTGGGAGCCGAACATGCCGAGAGGGTCAGACCAGCCGAAGCTGTAACGCTCACGAGCTTTGTAACGGACGTTGCCAGTGTCAAAGTCACCATCCATAGAATTCTGGAGGGGAACGCGGACAAAGTGCTTCATACCGTTAGGTACATCAGTGGTCAAGAACCAAGCATTGGTGTCGGTCAAGAAGTGGTTAATGGTATAACCCTCTGGAATCGAACCGTTGTTCTTGAGTGCGTTGATGTCGTTGTCATTCGTACCAACGCGCAATTCAGTTTCTAGCAAACGAGTTGCAACGAACTGTAATGCAGGTGGAACGATCAACTTACGTGGCTTGGCAGCGATCAGCAACGAGCGCTCATCAGTCCACAAGCTGATTTGAATAACGGCAGCTTCCAAGGAAGTTTCGTTAAGGTCAGCAGGAGTTGATGGGATGTTGCTGTTGGTTCCACCAGAAACGAGCGGATGGTTGTTTGCGAACAAAGCAACACCGTCGCCACCTGGATAACCAGCATCAAAGCCGTTGTTTAAAACAGAAGCGGCGCGAACTTGCTTGGTATACGCCATGGAACGAGCTAACGCCTTGGTATAACGTGCCGATAGGCTGTCATACAAGTTGTCCTCAATTGCCTCTTCCGTGAGGGAGAAGCCTTGAGCAATCGTTACGTGGGTATAGCGAGCTGTCCAAGCCTCTTGACCGTTGTCATAGGCAATTGGTGCGCCCTCGTTCTTGACGGGAGCAGCGCTAAAGCCTGATAACTTGGTCTCTTCTTCGAAGGAACGCTCAGAGGTCTCAGTTTCATAGATCTCTTTGTGCTCTTCACCATATTTTGCATACTCTAAGCCAAACAAAGCGTTAAGGCCCGGTAGCAACTCTTTGAGTAGTTGTGCGCGAGAAATAGCCATTTATATGCTCCTTAAGCTGTGTAGGCCACACCACCAGCCAAGTTGTACTGGTGATTGTTGAACTTAACAAATACCTCAGTAAAGGCATTTGCACCCGTAGCTGTGTCAGGTACAGTAGCGATAACACGTACTGGCAGAGCGTTTGAAGTACCGCCACCATTGCTGGTAGCAAGAACTGAAACGGCAGAATCGCCAGTGGTATTAGAACCAGAACCTTGAATTACAGCCATATTTGTACCAACGATAGTGCTGTTAACCGTAGTTACAACACCGTTTGAGTAGGTAACGGCGACTTTGAACAGAGCCAAAGGATCGTCAATTACATACGCAATAGCGCTAGTTTGTGCAGTGTTGCTCTGATAGAACTGACCTTGCACGGTTTGACCTTGACCATTGACAAACTGGCAACCAACAAACACACCAACGGTGTTGTTTGCAGCTGCGGTAGTAGAGTCCGTAGTTACAGTTGATTTTTCAATTGTGCCACCTGCGGCGACACGGACAATATCACCGTAGTAAATTGGTGTGTTGTATGTTGAGGCAATCGGAATCTGACGGATTGCACCAGCATACGGTAGACCATCTACACGGTTTACTGCACGTAGGCCATAGGGAGCGTTAACGGTTGGATAAGCCATTTAAATACTCCTAATTAAAAATTTAACCACCTTTTCCAAAGGAGCTTGTCGTCTTTCTCTCATTAAAGAGAGGCATACGAGGATCGCTTTGGCGCATAAGAACGTTGTCAACAGCCTCCATTTGAGAAGTTGCTTGGTCAGAGTAATGTTTATTACGCTGCTGCACAAACTCAACGGGAGTCTTACATAACAACAATCCGCCAATCTCAATGTTGTCTTTATAACGACTATTGGGATCAACTAGCAGTTGGAATTTTGGTTGCTCTTCAATCCGTACTGGTTCCCATCCCTCTCTGAGTTTGGCAGAAAGGTTACGGGGATCCGGCGAATTTAAAGTCGCTACACGAATCCATCGATATGCAAACCCAGCCTCTTTGTCAGGCTCTGGGAGCAACTCTGGCTGCTGCCACTGCTTAGGGCGCTCATAAGTTGCACGAGTTTCAATATCACGAGTTGTTCTTACGTTTTTCTCAGCCATTTCGGGCCTCCAATTTTGTTAGTTCACGGGCATACTGCTCTGGCGTCAAGCCTAGCTTGTTGGCTAGTTGGACTTGCGTCTTCGTCAGTCTGATCTTTTTTGGTGATGTACTGCGTGACGCTGGAGCCACAACCTGTGGACTAGCTTTCGGCTTTGCTTTTTGTGGCTCGGCCTCAACTTCTACGTCAGCTTCAGAGCTATCCTCAAAGTTTTCGGGGAATAGCTTGCGCATTCTGTCGTCAATGCGCCTGTAGTAATCGTCAGATCCTACTTGAATTCCGCTGCGTACCAGCTTTTCATGTAGACCCAACGCTAAAGAGGTCATTTCTTCGTCTTGACCGAACCACGTGTTCCGTTCTTGCCACGCGACTGCTTTAGCATCAGGCTTTGCGACCTGTTGTGATTGTATTTGTACATCAGTTTCTTCTTCTTGTCTAGCATTTTTGTAGACCGGTTGATAATTTTCTGCTTTTTCCGCTTTTATGCGGGCTAAAGTCAGTTTATCTTGGGCTTCTGCTACACGATCCGAGTCCCCAGACTCATAGGCGGCCTTATATTCCGCTTTTGCAATCTCAAGTTCACGGGTTGCTGCTTGTTTTACTGCATCAACGTAGATTTCTTCCCCAGAGGAGAGCTGACTTTTGAGCTTTTTGTTCTCTTCAATCAGTTTTTGAGCCAAACGGACAGCTTCTTGTTGCTCTCGGAGTGTCGCTTCCTTCTCACGACGCTCGTCATGCCATGCTTTTTTCAAAGCCTTTAGCTTATTTTTGGTTTCTTCCTCAATATTCTCCAACTCTTCCAGGTTATCAGTCTCCAACTTCTCTTTTACGTCCTTGGGAAGTGGGTTTCTGCCTCGGTCTGAGGGTGGGGTATCGTCTTCTACCTCAATTTCTAAATCAGATTTTGCTTCCACCGCAGGTTGTGCGGGTTTAGCCTCCTCTTTTTCGGTGTCTGGGAACTCAAAGTCCACCAGTTCTTGGGCGTTTTCAGCCATTTACCTCTCCTTTATGCTCGTTTAATTCCGCGTGGGTCTTGTACGGTAGCTTCTACGCTATCGTCATTAATCATGCGAAATTCTTTGCCGTGAATTAACAACCGTGTGCCTGAATTGGGTCTGACAATGATGAAGTCACCCTTTTTGCACCAAGCGCCATTAGGGAAACGGGATGTATCCTTATAGCAATCGGGGCCTAGATCAACAACAAAAAGCACCGTAGCGAGCTTTTCTTCGTAATCCATGGTGATATCGGCTTTTAATAGACCGCTTTCAAACTCCTCGTCCACATTGGGAATCGCGCAAAGAATGCGATAGCCAGATGGTTTAGGAAGTTGTCGCGCTTTTTCTTCTACTGCTGCTGCAAAATCAATACTGCCTACTACTTTTGGATCTTTAGGGTTTGTACCTATTAGGATCTCACTCATCGGATTGCTCCATCGTATGTTTCAGGTCTGCCGTATTTATGCGCGCGGTGAGCAGACCATTAATCACCCCGCACGTTCTTTGATACTCAGCAAAATCTTTTGCCGATCCAGATCCCAGATCTTCTTGTAGGATCCGAATCTTTTCGTCAATTTGCTGAATAAGCAAATCTAATGCTCTATCGTCCATCGTTTCTCCTCTGCTTATTTACTTACTGCTTACTTTGGTTAACCCGTGAAACCTCTAAGCCAACCTTTAATCCTTCTGCTACTTGCTTTGCTTGTAACTCTTGTTGATCCTTTTTAGCTTTTAGAGCTGCGTTCATGCCAGCAATCTTCTCTTGAGAATCAATCCGTTTTTCTTCAATCTTGAGTTGGTCAGCTTTGCCAGCGGCGTCAGCCATGAGCTTCTTCTCTTTTAGCTCTACTTCCTTAGCCTTGATCGCCATCTCCTGTTGTTGGATTTGGATTAATGGATCTTGAGCCGCTTGTTGGGCTTGCATTGCAGCGATCTCGTTTTGGTCACGCGCCAAGAGCTTGGCAGAGGCGGCAGCAGCCAAACGGGCAATCTGCAATTCCACTTCTTCTGGCATTCCTTCGTCTTCTTCCAAGGTGTATGGAACGGGTACGCCAATCAGCTCTTCCATCTGCTTGCGGTATTCAAAGGCGATATGCTCGTTGATATGCGCCATCATAGCCGCTTGCATTGTTTGAGCTTGTGGGTTTTGCCCAATTAACATTGCAATCTTAGGATCCCGCATCGCGTTCATATGCACGGTAATGTGTGCTTGGTGATCTTGATAAATAAATGCTTTTAAGGGTTTACCCTTAATTACATTCATGTTCTCAGAGATGGGGTCTGTAGGTTTATGGTCTTCCATCATTGGAACCAACTTCTGTGCGTTCTTGATTCCCAGAACGTCAAGCATTTGGCGGTGCAATAACGGAAGGTTGTAAAGCTGGGGCGCGGTTTGAGCTAGCTGGAGCGCAGCTTGATACTGCACTACTTTTTGACTCATCGTTGCGGCATTTGGATCCGATACAGGGATGACGTCTACTTGGTCGTAGTCGGATTTTTTTGCCCGACGTGATCCTTCTTCGGGTTCATAGCTGTATTCTTCGGGCGTAAATTCCGCAATAATTTTCTTGAGAAGACGGAACTCTTGCTTCATAGAGTAATGGATACGGCTTTGTACCGCAGACATTACTTTGAGGGTGCGCTCTAGAATGGCTAGGGTCGTACCTACAGGAGCCTGAGCCGACATATCGGCTACCTTAATATCTCCTGCGGATGCAAAACGACGTCCTTCGTCCACAATCTTATCCAAGAGTCCAGCCAATACTAAGCTGGGTTCTTTGTAAGGCAGAGGCATGATGTTGTCTTTCATCGTGCCACTTGGTACGTCTACATCGCGGAACTCGCCTGGGGCGATTGGGGTATCGTCGCCCTTTACACGCAACCCACGGGTCTTAAAGCCACCCGGCAGATTTGACAAAGATCCCGCATCGACAAGTTGACGAAGGATAGAAGTTCCTGATTTAGCAAAAGACCCAATAAGGTGAATAAGACCAAAGCAATAAAAACCGAAACCAGGGATATAACCATAGTGGACAAAGTGGTGGCGTTTTTGATACGTATCATCGTCAGGCTCCCAATTACGACGGATAGCTAGAATCTGATTGCTACCCTTTTCGATTGTGACAACATAAGGAAGTGCCATGCCAGTTGGCTTACCATCCTTACCCGTATGCTCGTAACCATCTAAGTCTAAGTTAACGTGCATTTCAAGCACTTTATAACGGTCATCCGAGGTTGCTCTGAATCCGAGTTTCTCGGCGATTTTCTTTTCTACTTCATCCAAGACATTGTTGGGGTCGCCCAGTTCAATGTCTCGGTAGAATCCTGCCAGTTGTAAACGACGCAATTCATTTTCAGTTTTCCGCATGACATGGGTTACACGATCCGCGGCTTCAATGCTTGATGCCCCGTATGGTACTACGATATCCTCAGCGGGTACAAACATTGCTACTTGGCGCTCTAAGTGTGGGTCGTAGTAAACCTTCTTAAAAGCGTTACCAGCTAAACCCAATCCCCATAGTAGGCGCTCATGTTCTGGGCGGTATTCCACCATGACATCAGTTAGCTGATAGTTCATATCTTCTTTGACGCGCTCGGCGGCATCTTTTTTGTCTACAGTCTCTTTACCGATAATCTGAGTCTTTACTGGGCCTTGAGCTGGGAAAGTCTCCATCATGGTTTCAGATTGGAACTTCACAAGTGCTTCGGCTAGGAGTGGATGGTAGACACCACAAGCGCCTTCCCATGGTTCAGCGCGCTCTTCAATTTTGAGTCCTAGGAGTTCTAGACCGTCTACATAAGTCTGAATCCAATCTTTACGGGAGGCAACGTCACCGTCAAAATCGCCAATTAACTCAGAGGCTAAGGTCGCTAATTCACCTTCGCTCATGTATTCCGCAAGGTTAGCGCCAAAGTCTTCGTCGGTTTCTTTGGATTTTTCTAGTTCAATCTCTAGCCCGTCTACGCCGATGCGGACTGACTCAGGATCTTCAATCTCAATCTCTAAGTCTGGAGCGTCTTCCTCCATGCCAACCATTTCTAGGATCCCTTTGGGGGCTGGATTCAAACTCTTATCTATGCTCATATATCGTCCTTAGTAATACGCTGCCTTGCGCCGTAGTTGTGGGCCATCCTCAAAGTCGGAGTCAACCCGTATAAACCCGCCTTTTCTAAAGCGTAGCAAGGCTTGGGTAGAGGAGTCCACCAAGTCGTCATGCTCTGAATTAGGAAAAGCCGCCATCTCTTCAATCACTTCTTCCGCCCATCGTCTATCGGGCGCCCAAATCTTGCCAGATGCAAATAAATCGGTTACAGCATTCAATCTCGCAATCTTATCATTGCCCCTAGTAGGTGTAAACTCTGATACAGGAATGCCCATCCGTCTTAGCTCAAAGATCAACGGACTTCCAGCCGCTTTTGCTTCCACTATAAAAGCATCAGGCTCCCATTCTTGATAATATTCCATTGCCTTGGCTTTGAGTTCAGGAAACTCTAATCGAGCTTTATAAGCATCCAAGAGAATAATGTTGGCGTCACTGGGGTCTTCGTCGCGGTAAAAAACGCCCCAAGTCGTGCAAGCGGAGTAGTCGCTTCGCTCATTCTTCGTAAACGCCGTATCCCAAGATTGGATGACAAACTCACATTGAGGCGGTCTGTCTTGATCCCATTTTTGCCACCATTCCCGTTTAACCAGCGCGCCCTCTTCGGATGTCGGTTCTTGTTGATACTGGGCATTCCACTTGGAAACTGGCAGTTCTTCCTTGAGAGCCTGTAGTTCTTCAAGCCTCCAGAATGCTGGCCATAGACTTCTTCCTGAAGGCAAAATTGCTGGGAAACTAATAATCTCCCATTTGTCGCCGTCACGGTCAATTGCGGACTGTAGGATTCTTCCCGTTAAGTCTCTTTTTGACCACCTTGTCATAACGACTACAATCGCCCCGCCTGGCTGGAGACGCTGGCGTGGGCCTGAGGAATACCATTCGTAGACCTTATCGTAGACTTCAGGGTTTGAGGCGGCTATGGCTGCTTCTTGCTCCGAGTGAGGATCGTCAATAATGAGCAGATCCGCACCTTTACCAGTAACAGTACCGCCAACACCGATAGCAAAATAATCTCCACCCTGATTCGTAGCCCAACGACCAGCTGCTTTAGAGTCAGCCTGAAGACCGACATCAGGGAAGATAGACTGATAGACTTCGGAACCCACGAGGTTACGAACCTTTCTACCGAACCCCACAGCAAGTTCAGCTGTATTAGAAGTCTGTATGATTTTCTTATTAGGAAATCGTCCCAAGAACCACGCAGGAAGCATGTAACTAGCAAATTCAGACTTAGTATGACGAGGAGGCATATTAATAATAAGACGCTTGCATGTTCCATTTGCGATCTCCTCAAATTTCTTCGCCATAATCTTATGGTGGGCGCCGTCAATAAAGCTGGGCCACATGACTTTTACGAACTCCAAAAAGTTCTTTTGCCCTTTCTCCCGTTTTAGGGAGTCTAGGTATTCCTGCGCCGTCTCTAGAAAACTGGACTTTTCTACGTCAGGCAGAGACTTTAGGATATCTTCTAGTTTCATTCAATTCCGTGGGCTTTTTCTATCGCCCGTGCAAAGGCAACCATCATTTCATCCGCCGTCATTTTGGAGCCATCAGGTCGTTCCGTCGTCATTTGAAAAAAAACGTCACTAATCTGGACATCCGTCAGCGGTTTTTGGGTGTACATCTTAATTAAGGCTTCCGTCTTTTGATCTTCTAAAGTCTTCATACTACGTCTCTAATCCTCATATACGATGGTCGAACGCTCTTCTTGCCGGGAACCCGTTTACAGACCCCCATCTCGCAGAGCCGAATAATGACATGATGCACAGAACTCCGACTTTTGTCATTGGTCGCCCGCATGATATCGTCTATGGACGGGGCGAAACCGTATTTCTTCCACCACTCATCTATAAACCGATAGATAGACGCTTGCTTTTCAGTCATAAAAACAGTCCACGATCCAAAATAAGACGAGCGTCCATAGGATGACAAATACAAACAGTAGCCCAATAAACTCAAATTCGGTCACGGTCAATCGCCTCTTCCATTTCCAAAGAGAGTCTTTTTACCGCGCGCCTCAGCATTACGTAGTTGTAGGTTTTGTATATACATAGCAGCACAAAGACCGCCCACCAGCCGTAGGAAGCATCTAACTCCCATAAGAGAAGAACAATTAAAAATTCAATCATATATATACCCCCCACCCCTTTTGTATAGAAAACAGAAGGGGGGTGTGTTTCCGTAGAAAAATATCCCTCTTTCCGCCAAAAAATAAGGCCCCCACCCCCTCTTTTTTTCCACGATTGAGGTGGTAATATTTCCACCGTTTCTCTAAGTCATTGTTTCTTTGGATAAAAAAATGCGGGGGGTCTGAGAAAATTGCTAATTGGGGGTGTGGAATACTATACATATATTGGCTCATACAGTTTCGGGATTTTGGGGGGTGGCGGGCGGTGGGGCCTCCTGGCTGCCGGACTCGATGTCCGTGGGGGTCGCGCCCTCAATCTCCGCTAATAGCGCCTCCGCGTCCGCGTCAATGGTGCGCGCATTGTCTGCCATTGCCTCTTTGAGTTTTGCTAGGAGTTCTTCCTTTAATTGCCCGCTTTCCTTAATGACTCTTGTCTCCGTCCGATGGACAAACGCGTCCACACCCGCGACAGACCCCAAAGTCTTCAGCGCATTAACGCGGGTCGCGCCTTGATTCTCATCGTTTAGCGCCTCTTGTGTGAGTCTTTGCACCACTAAAGCCTTGATTTGCCCTAGTGAATACGCCTCCTGAAACGCCAAACCCGCTTTTATAGCCTCCATCTCCCTCTGTATGCCCTCATGCTGTGCTAGTTTTGATCCTCTGTTGGAATCCCTCTTCTTACTCATGGATGGCTTACCCTCTCTGTATGCGTTCCTATATGCCTGAGCCTTTGTCTCTCCGACTGCTAATTCATACGCAAAGTCTTTTTGTTTCTTGGTTAATGTCTTATTTGTGCCTGTCAGCACCCGATCAATAGGCACTCGTTCTAATAACTGTTTGACTTGTTTTCTCGTTAGTTTCTGCACTCTCATAAATCGTAGGTATGAATTAGGAATTTTTATACTAGTGGAATGATACTGTGGATTTATACAGTATTCCTGGGAGATTGTCTATCCCCTGACTTTTGACGTTGTGGTTCGTCTTTAGTGTAGGAACGCAATAACGCGATCCATCACTAGGAGATTTAACCTTGAACACATTCACCCAAAAACTGAAACAACTAGAGCAAGTCCTAAACCTCTGTAATGATCTGTTTGCCGATTCTCCCCAATGGCTTACTCTGGGAGACGATGACAAACTACGGTTTGCTTATGCCTTGCTGATCTCTCGTAAATACCCAAGGTCTAGCCATGAATAAATTGGTCTGCTTTTTAGGTTTTGCGGGCTTTTTGCTTTTCTATTTGTGGCTTTTGTTTGCTTTCATAGTGATGGTCTTATAGGGTCTTGGGGTGTAATAACCCCACGATTTACTCAACATTTGACATTGTTTATTTGTTTATGGTCAAATCGTAGGTAATGCAATACACCGCAGAAACCCAACACAATAGGAGAATTTCATATGAAACTAAATTTTTACTCAGACCCAGGGCATGGATGGCTTAAAGTTCCTCACGCATTAGTGAATGATTTGGGCATAGCCAACAAGATCACCCGCTATTCATATATGGACGCTTATTCCGCATATTTAGAAGAGGATTGCGACTTATCCCTATTCATGAAAAAAGCAGAGGAAACGGGCTTAAAAATTGAATTTGTAGACCACTACACCAACAACGACTCACCCATCCGCAAATTAAGCAGATATTTCACTATTGGAGAATAAACAAATGAAACAAACGATCAATGTATACGATTTTAGGGACGCATTCCACAGAATGGGCAGAAAAGATCAATTTTCTTATGAGGGATTAGGCGCGCTTTACGAATATTTAGAGGAATGCGATCCCGACATGGAATTGGATGTTATAGCCATTTGTTGCGACTTTACGCAATGCTCACTAGACGAGTTTTTAGACTCTTATGGGGTAGATGCGGACATTGACGAGCAAAGCACAGATGAGGAAAAAGCCGAGGCGATCACCGAATATATTGGGCGCAATGGTGGATGGTATGCCCTTGTAGAGAATGACCAAGAAATCGTCTTTCAAAACTTTTAAGGAGAACTAAAAATGTGGATCGTTCATTATTGGACTTTTGATTACAACGGAGAGTTTTTTACTCACCGCAAATTTGATACCAAAGCCGAGGCGCAGAAGTTCGCGCGCGCAGTCAATGGCACGATTGAAACTAGACCCGCTTTTTGCTAAAGGAGAACCAAATGCAAACCTACGCGATTTTTATGGATGACTTGGAAATTCATGCGACCCTCACCCTTGGGGATCGCGAAAGCATGGACACAGTCCGCGAAATTATCCAAGAACAGATCAAAGCAGACCCGCAAAAAGAAAGCGGGTATTGTGAATCTTACCCATTTTGGCAATGTGAATGGGAGATAACGGGTAGCAATTTGCCCGTAGGTTTTGATAAATCAACAATTTTGGAGATCACAAAATGAAATTTTTCTGCACATGGGGAGAGGGTTATGTTAAGCAAGAATCTAGGGTTTTGGATTCCTCAGAAATAACCCCCGAATACGGATGGACGGACGAATATATACATATGCTTTCAATGTCAAAGATAGGCGATATTGTGGACTGCTCAGACCCTTGCGGAGTCTTATATGTCAAACGCATTGAATAGAGGCTTACTGATGAGGGCTAATTGCCCGAAACCCCGCAAGGGGTCTAAGTCAAACCACAGAGGAGAATTTAGCCATGATTCAGAGAGAACAACTGTTTTCAGAATATCTAGATTGGGTCAATAACTATTTGACTATTGAGAAATTCGCAGAACATCGCGGGCTTACAGTCCAAGAGGCGGGCGCATTGATTACGCTCGCGGAATCCTGCTTTAAAAACAATCACCCCGAACAATAGGAGAACAAGCCATGCACTCAATCAGAATGCACCATGCACAGATCGCGCACAATAGCGGGATTTTGAATTTAACGGTTTACGGACACTCATCCGTTGAATCCGTGAGGGAATTTATCCTAAAGTCGGAGAAATGCCCGCCAAGCGCAATTATCAGTATTGAAGATATTTCAACCGCACCGCGCACCCTTGCCGAAGTATTGAGGCTTTTATGATCCAGTTTTATATAAACTCGCGCCCAGTTCCCCGCGCCATCGCGCGCCACAGAATCCAAGAGGCGAACCCGACCGCCTCACCGCAGCAATTAGAAAAAAGAATACGCGATGCGCTCGCGGGAGACCCCCAAGCGTTGCAGTTTTTACGCGCGTATGGGGTGGACATTCAACGAGACGAAACCTAGGGTTTACCCTTACCTGGGGAAAGGCCAAGTATTTTTGTCGGGTATTATTTACTTTTTAAACGCAATAGGTGAGAATCATAAAAACCATGTATTGCTATTGAGGGTCATGGTTTGATATTGAGGGTCATGCTTAACAGAGGAGAACCAAATGAAGATATATAAGGCTTATTACGATTCGCGTAATTTTTGTTTTGAGGCCTTCGCAGCTACACGCGAAGAGGCGCATTCCATTCTATTGGATGGACTTAAAAAGCATGGCAAACAATACAAGTGTGAACCTGATTGGTTTATGTTTGGTGATGCAGATGGTATTGAAGTAGTTGAGTATGAAGTGAGTAAGGCTTATCGCGATTGTTCAATCATTTAACAGAGGAGAATTAAAAATGGGATTTTTTTCTAAAACTTGTGCAAAAACTTATTTGCCCGTTGTTGCTGAATGTGTAGGCTATCCAAAACTACACACGATTGTTGCCCTATATCCTGATGGCAAAAAAATCGAGGGTATCTACGATGGCTACGGACGCGTAAACGGAACAGATTTATGCCCTGATGGATACGATCACGACCTATGGGGAAAAATAAAGTTTGTTCTTGCGGACTATTACGCGGGAGAAAACTATAAGGACTTGGGAAAGTCTCACGATGAATTAGCCCAAGGCTTTTTCATGGATCGTAAATTTTTGAATCATTGTGTATTAAAGGGGCCTTTTGCTTCCTATGCGGAATATAAAAAGGTATTCAAAAAATTGGCTAATTGGTAGAGGAGAATAGTCATGTATAGAGCAGACGGATTTTTCAAAATGTCCGAAGAGGATATCTATGAAGAGGGATGTATCCCCAATAGCGGGTCATGCTTTTCTTCCCATGAAGTATTTCGATCACATAGCCTAGATTCGTTATTG